AACATTGAGCAAATATTTTATCTTTACGTTGCTGTCTATATTCTTCTCTTACTTCTTGTTCAGTTAATTTCTTTTCTTCACTCATTAAAAACCCTCAGCGAACATTACTTTTGCACCAGGAAATCTACTCTCAACTATTTGTTTTGCTTCTGTGGCTGTTCTTCCCTCTTCAGCAACTTTCATAGGTGCTTTGTTTTCAAGTGTAACCCAAAAAAAGTATTTCTTCATACAAATACCTCTTTCATAATAAACTTACACTTTGTTAAATTGAATTTGATAAACGGATTGAGTTTCTTTAACTTAAATGATTTTTCAGGCCAGATAATAGTTTCTTTAATTTCTTTATCCCAACGTTTAACAAAACCTAATACTTTGTCAAGTATGATTACCGTTTGAATTGAGATAGAATCCGACAACAATAGTCGTAACAACCGTGGATGCTGGCCATTAGAAACGAGAAACAGATCATCAAAACGAATCCCGTCAGCATTAATCCTATCATTAAGCAATACGCAATCACCTCTAAAGTTGTACGTAAATGATTGATTATACTTTCGCCATTTGTTATATGTACTTTCGCCATCTGCCCTTACTAGATTACCTATCCACGTTTTTGAATTATGGAAGAAGTTACATACAAAATACTCTAACATCTCTTCCTTTGTATATTTAGTAGTAAGTTTATGAAAGAAAAATCTATCATTACGTTTTAAAAATGTATTAAATGAAGAATTTACCTTGGCGTTATGCCTGTAAAAATCATAACTATCGGAAGTAAAATGCAACTTAATAGCAAGATATAAGGTATATGCTTCATAACTATTCATATAGGTAAGATCGCTGTGCTTGATTTCTCAACCAAGTTCAAGTTCTCTGCCTCAATTTTTATCTTTTCTTTTAGTGATTTGTTTATTAAAGGTCCTATTGTTGCTGTATCTATGTCATTGTCTTCACAATAACTTAATACTGCGTCCATGTAACCGATACGCTTTTCTTTTACAATACCTTCAATAATTAAACCAAACTTTTTGCTGTTCATTAACATTAGTATTTTCTAACTATGTGTTTTCTTAATGCTCTTGTTAGTTCTTCTATCTTATCAATAATTGAAATCAAACTAGGGTCAGTTATATATTTACCTGCCTCTTTTGCCTCATCTCTTAAATCGTTATACTCTTTTACTGATATACGTACCATGGGACTGGTATCTCTTGTAGATTCATTCTCAAATGTTTTATCTACTGAATTGTCGTCTGTCATAATTTACCTCACTTTATAATAATATTATATCATAATTAACAAATTTGTCAAGCCTGTTTCTGTTACTAGGTACAGGCAAACCCTTTAGCAGTTATTAGGCTGCCATTGCAAAGTTATTGTTTGCATTTATAAAAGGCATTACGTTGCCAGCGATTAAACTCCAGTATGTTTTAACTATGAATCGATCCTAACTCTACCCCCTAAATTTCATTGTTTAGATGGTGGAGTAGCCGAGAATTGCACTCGGGTCTTCTCTAGGTATTATCATACCTTCAACATTTAATTCATTAATTCGCAAGTCTTTTTATCTGCTGGATTACCTACAGACTTATCATACAACCATAAGTATGAATAGACTACTTTGTCTTCCTTTACGGTACATTTCTTACCGAAAGAAACTCTAGGCTCTTTTATGCTACAAGCAGTTAATACTAGCGCACTTAATATAACCATTACAAGTTTCATTGTCTTCCTTTAGTTCGTGTTATCAATCTTATAAATTAAGTCCTGGTCCGTATTGTTCCATGATCTCAGGATTTAATTGTAAATTAAATGTCCTAAAAACTACACATACGTCCTTGCCAGTAGGTGTGGTAACGGTTGCAAAGGTTTCACCGTTCTCTTTGTTTAAATAATAAACTACTATATAAACAACAACACCATCTGACTTACCACCCTCTCTACCGTAACTCATAGAAAGAGGAGTAAAACCTTTATTATATGCCCAGCGATCTATTTCTTCAGGAGCTGCACAAACAACTGGTACATTGTCCCAGTAAAAATTGTATTTCTCTTCCTCTGAAAATGATACGCTAGTTAATAATACTAGTCCGAGTATAGTTATTAATAGTTTTTTCACTTAACTATTTATACTACACTTACCATTTTGACCAAAAATCATAGCCGATATGCGTCAATTTCGTGTATGCAATGTACTGCCATGCTAATGGATTTTTCTCGTTCGGAGTAACCAAATACTTTTTATCACTAACTTCCCAAACTTGATCACTCTTTGCTGTCAAAGCGTCTGCAAATTTTACAAAATGTCTTCTTGCTCTATCTCTTGTAATAATAGCAACTTCAAAATCTAATCTTTTAGCCATCTCTAACTGTTGTTCAATCACAGCAAGTTTGCTTGGTCTAGCATATTCTGTAGTAACAGTAGGTCTGGACATTGTTGCACGGTAGTATCTATTCATTACCCTTAAACAATTTTTAGGATATACCATAGAAGTATAACCTGTGCCACACTCTATAATCTTACCATCTCGTTTTACAGTTGTTATAAAAGGAAAGTTATAGTAATTAAGGTCCTTGTAATTTCTTGCTAATCTATCATCATTATCACAAACAGATTTCATATAATCATTTAACTCATCTGTCTTATCAGGATACCAATTAGGAAACCATGTTTCTACAGTACCAGACCTTTCGTCTGATTCTATTTGCATTTCGCTAATGAGATGATTTCTTTTTATTTCTTTAAACATTCAAATGGTACATCATGTATGCCCATATGAAAAACAATCCTTGTCTTTGTAGGACCTTTAACACCATGGGACTTTCTAGTATTCAGTATTGTCATTGTATCATACACAATAGACTCTCTACCTTTATCATCTTCAACATATAACTCACCTGTGTTTTCTGTAACAGGTATTAATACTGAACATTGACTCGCAGCGTCTATGTGTGCTGGTAATTCGCCACCTTCTAATACTTTAAAGAAGTTGCAACGAAAATCTTTTGGTCTAATGCCAAATTCATTCCATATCTTTTTGATTAGTTTTAATAATGGTCTATCAAAGTCTTTTATCTGTTGCACAAAAAACTTATTCATTTCTTTGCCACCAGTTATATCACTAACATATTCAGAATAAAGTTGATTACTATCTTCCCATTTATTATTGAAATACTTATCCCAAAAACTTGGTTCAACTTTAAAATCTGTTTCTATAAAATAATCTTTACGCCACGTTTTATTCATTCAAATCTTCTTGCCCATTCACCGATATAATAATATGCGACCTTGATGTATTACCTTTGTTCCATGCACTATGTCTTAAACCTTGATTTAAAAACCATACTTCACCTGGTTTCATTTGTTGATATATTTTCTCACCATCTTTTATTACAAAGAAACCACAATCTTTATTTGTAGTAAGTGGTATATGATAACGTACTGAATAATCAGTATTGTAATCTATATGAGGTTTAATTAAACAACCAGGTTCCATAATGGCAACTCTTGCTCTATGAGTTTCGCCTTTAAATGCATTGATAACTTCTTCAATGTATGTTCCTTTTACCCAATCTTTAATTTTGTTGTAGTGTCTTTCATCTAACCTAGACTTTGGCATTTTCTTTTCATACACTCTATTTTCTTCATCTGGATTGTATTGTGTAAATGCAATCTGTTTATAAGGCGATTGATCAACTACGTATTTACCATCGTCACCTTCTTTAATAAAGTCATCATATTGTTTAACATAGTTTCTAAAGTCCCATGCCATTCTTCTACCTGCAGGAAGTTGTCCTTTTAAATCTGCTTCTTCTACGTCATTGTCTTCTAACCATTGATATGCTTCCTCAATAGTGTCAAATTTTAGACCAAATGCTTTCTGTAAGCAACCACACTTGCCTCCTACTAATTCACCATAACCATCTTTTTCTTTTAGGTCGTCTGTATTTGCTTGAGCAGGCATATTACGTATTTCTTCAATGATACGCTCTACATCAAAATTGAATTGAGTCAATTGTTTAAATGCTGGTAGTTCGTTTCTTTTCTTCATCATACTCATATTTATATGCCTGGTACTTCCGATACTTGCGACCAAAAGTCCTTATTCTTCTTGCCATGTATTACTAAATGTATTCTTTCTTCGTCACTATTGTTTTCTACATAGTGTTCATAATGCACATTTAATACTATACTTGCACCTGCTTTATAAGGCACTTCTTTCTCGTTTAAAATAAATTTACTGCCTTCAGGATATGTTAGACTTATATTTAAAGGGTCTAACCAATTGTGTTCAGGTACATCTATATGTTTTGATATATACCCACCTGGTTTAATTACTAAAAATCTTACGTCATCTATACGAGCATATGGTAATGATCTAACCCATTTCAAAGTACCATGACATTTTTCACCTATGTCTGTAACATCTGGTTTTATACCACATGAGTGAAACTTACGACCTTTTGATCTATACTCCCAATGACTTTTTGTTAAGTGAGAACCAAAACCATACAACGTTACAGCATGCCAATCTTTGTGATCATACTCTGGTCGTTGTAAGTTTAGACTATCTTTTACTTGATTGTATTCTCGTAATATTGCATTGACTGGAACATTGAAGTCCATAGATACCCATTCTATGTCACTATCTCTATTGTACGCCGCCCTCATAGTAAAATATTCCTCTCCATAACAACCTGTCTTGTTGTTCGCCATTTTCTTTTAAAGGAAATGGTTGTCGTTTATGCATTGCCTGTGTCTGATCAAATAACATTAAGTCACCTGCTTTCCAGTCATGGCTGTATTGATATTTTAAATAGTGTTCTACTAAATGAGCATACAAATCTTTCCATTCTTCTTCAGGTATATCATGGAACCCTACTATGTTTAAGAAAGGAAAATATAATCCTTTTTGATTTGTAACTTGATGTTTATGTACAAGTTTTTTATACACGTATTTCCATCTTGCACCTTCTACACTATACTCTTTTTTTCTTCTCATCATCTCTTTGTAGATGGCACTATCTTTGCCTCTATTTCTACCTTGTATGTTATGTAGGTCTTGTGCTTCTTCTGGTGTTACCTGGTCTTCGCTGATAGTATATGCTCTATCGCTGCTAAGTATTCTAGGTTTTTCAGGTCTAGTAATTAAATGAGGAAAATCTGCACGGTGAAAACTCCTTAAATCATTTGTAATCATACAATAACTGTTTTCAATTTTATCTTTTATGTCTTGTGATAAGTCTTTGTATGCTTCAACACCATTTAAAAATATAGTATCACATCTGTCCTTTGTAGGGACTTTACAATATAACGTTACACAATCCTCTGGATCAAGTGCTAATGTACCATTACAATGCCATTCAAGTTCGCCTCTAGGAAATATACCACGTTTGCCACCTAGTTCAGGCATAGATCGGTTAGTTACATATTGTATTTGATGATGGTCAGGATCTTCGTACCAAGCATGATGTTTTGTTTTATCTCCCCATAATGCTAGTATTCTAGCATACTCGTCTTTTGAGAGTTCTTGGTTACGTAACAGCACATTGGAATGATAAGCAGTTAATCTTGCTACATTTTTAATTTGTTCGTCTGTACATTCACTTAAATTTATGTCAAGTTCCTTATATATGTTCATTTAACTATTTATGCTAGTTCTATCCATAAAGTCTTTTGTATGTTTATAAAACAAGTCTTGGTGTTTTGCAATGTTTTCGGGACCATGTATCCACTCTTGTACAAAACCATCTTCACAAGCAGCCAACACTACGGTTTGCTCTATCTTCTTGTCAGGATAGATTTCTTCAAACATTTTAGCATATGCTGAACATTGTAAGAAGTTGCCATAATTGTAATCTTCATCTCTTTGTTTTGTACTGGTCTTAAAATCAACTACAGATAATTTGCCTTTGTATTCAGCAATACAATCTACTTGACCTGCAACACCTATTTCTTTTGAGTATAGGTATTCTTCTATACAATGTATGTTATCTATTCTAGCAAGATAAGGTTTAATAATTCTAAACAGACCTAGTGGTGTCACAGCTGTGATACCCATAGACTTCTCGTCTTGGTTTTTTAAATGATTTTCTATTAGTGTGTGGGTTGCTTTACCTCTATTTGTAGCAGAGGCAGATATGTAGTTGGCCATCTTCTCACCAACTGCATTACGCCAACCTTCTATTTTTACTTTTCTTTCGGGAATCGCACCTAGAATGGAAGTAACGGAAGGCATATTAACGCCATCAATAGTATAATATCTTATACCATCTTTGTTCTTGCCTTTCACACCTAAATTTTTAGGTAGTTTTTCTTCATTCAGTTCTACATAATTAAACGCCATAATATACCTTCCTTAATTATTATATAATCATTATATCACGCTTTACAAGATTAGTCAAGCACCTATATACCTTTCTGCATATATTGGTCTATAATCTTGTCTTGTTCTATTTTTTTGTCATCATTAAGACGTTCAACAGCTCAACTAGGGTCATACGGTTCATATACCGTCTTACCATCATCATTTCTGTATGCTCTTAATACTTGCTTTCTATTTTCTTCAGCATTCTTATATGAGCAATGAATCCATCCGCTGTTAGGCTCTTCTGGATTATGATATTCTAATATCAACTGGTCAAAATCTAGTGACTCAATGATGTATTTTGCTAGTTCAGCATTCGGCACGCCAAAGATTTCAAAATCCGCGGCTTGGCCTTTTGCGTGCTGTGATTTCGCACTTGAACCTATTTTTAAACATAGTTCAGGACTTCTATATCCTGAAGATACTGATACTACTTTGCCATAATGATCTCTAACTTTTTGTAGTACATTATCACATAGTTTCTTTAAATTATCCATATGGTCTTCGCTTGGATTATTACTAATACCATGTCTATCTGCTGTTTGTGAAGCAGTAAGTTCTTTAAGCGAAAAGTTTTTGCTTAGTTGCATTTAGTTTTTCCTTTGCTTTTAGTTTGATTTTCTTTAGGGTCTTCATATCATACCAACTTTTGTAAGTTCTATCATTTCTTCTTAATTCTTCGGCGTCATTTACTGCTCTTTTAAGTTCTTTATGATGAGCTTTCACTTCTAACATTTTTACCCCCTGGTTAGTTTTAACACTTTGTCCATCTGAGCCTTGATAATTGGTCCTCTATTTGGCCAATGTATATAAGGTTCATTAGACTTTGATAAGTTGTATAAAAAAGGCAATACAATCTTTTCAATCTCTTTAAATCTCTTTTTTACGTCTGCGTCTGCGATCTCTTTATTTACAGATTCTTTTTCTGCTACGATCTGCATAACCTCATTCATAGCTGATTTTATATCAGATACATCTGATTTAATTTTTGCAATTTCTAAATTATCTACTGCTGGTTCTTTTGTATCTTCAGCTGGTTTCTTTGACACAGGAGTAAAACCATAGTCAATATCTGTATCAAAATCTCTCATAAAATCAGGTATATCTGCCATAGTTACTCTCCTTTATTTTTCTTTGCTGTTATTATTGGTTTAGTTACTAATTGATTTATTACGGTTGTGAATGGATCTACATTATAATCTTTCATTGCACAATTTGATAATAATAGTCCTGCACATAATATAGGCAGAATCTTCAAGCAGAAAACTCTGCCTATTAATGATTTGAACAATAAGCGGATTGACTTATTAGACTCGGACATACGGTCGTTGTTGTTCAGTTGCTCGCTTTGTTCTATGTCTATATTATTTATTTTTTGCATTTTGTCTAGCACGGTGTTTTTTAACTACTTGTTCCGTCTTAATCTGTTTAATACTTTTCTTACCATGTTCTTTTGCAAAAGCACTTTGTGGGTGTGCTTCTGCGATTTTAGATTGTACTTCTTTCCACCCTTGGTCACTTCTATAACTCATGCCTGACACACCTGCAACAATATTAACACTTGTAATATTCTGTTTAATATGTTTGTTCTTTTTTAGATATGATTCCATTTCAGAAATGGTCATCATCTCCGTAAAGGTCTTACCTGTTCGCTTGTTTTCAAATGTGTATAGGGGCATTTATTATTTTAGGGATAGATGAAATAGTAATTGATTTGTTGCTAAAAGCATATCTTCTAATATACTTTCTAAATCCATTTGATTGACTACTTTAGGGTGCTGTGATATTTTAG